GCGACGTGACCCCAGGGATGCCACATGGCAACCCTCGCACGCCCGGACAGAATGCCCGCCACTGTAAAAGGTCGCGGGCATTTTTCGTTTCTGGAGCAGCAATGCCGCAATCGATATCCGCTCGTGCGTTCCGGTGGGTGCTGCGTAAGGCAAGCGGCAAGACCAACGCGCAGATGGCTCAAGAGTTCGCTTTCAACTTATTCATCACCCGCAGCAAGTGGCGATCGTATGCCCGGCTGGTGATGCACTGATCTCCGCTAGGCAGCCTGTCCGGTACCGCCCCGCAGCAAACGGGGAAGTGGAAGGGAACATATCTCACCCCGTCCGCTAGACCGCCGAGAAAGATCGGCAATCATTCGCACGGTGATCGTGGTGAGGGCAGCCCATCCGGCGGTGGCGAATAACACCGGATACGCGCGGTGCGGTTCAAGCTGGGGTTCCTCCGCCGAAAGGCGTCTCCTACAGCGGCAGGCGCGCGGCAAGTTTTATCACTTACGGTCCTGTGGGGCCTGGAGAGTTTGATGGAAGAAAAGATCGAATACCGCGTGCGCGTGGTGACTCGTTATGTGGTGACGAAATTCCACTCATCTGGGGTAGCCGCAGGCAGTTCAATTGTGGGGGAGTTCGACAACCTTCTATCGGCGGAGGAAGTTGGAAACTCTTTGATGCTGTCCACGCCCGGGTCGTCGTTTGAGTCTGCGCCTGGCGGCAAATCTGCTCGCAATGTCGCGGCAGGCGCGCGGTACTGAATTCAATCAACGAGGTGCGTATGTCCGAAGGATTCAAGAGCGGCGATGTGGTTCGCCTCAAGTCGGGCGGTCCCGAGATGACTGTTCGATCGCTTCGGGGTGATGGCATCGTGCTGTGCACCTGGTTCGATATGCGTGAGGCGCTCAAAGAGGAGTCGTTGCCGCAAGTCGTGCTGAAAGCAGCTGTTCCGTTCGGCCAGCAGGCAGAGCCGGATAAGGGCGAGGCGTCCTAAATGGCAGCCCGTCTACGCAAGACGCATCAGGACGAGGTGAGAACAAAGATTCAAGCCAGTCAGCTGATTAATGTCTTGCAAAATCATGCGCTTGGGGTTAGCGAGGAAATTTCGCCTGCTCGCATCAAGGCAATCGAGATTTTGCTGAAGAAATCCGTGCCTGATCTGAGCCAGGTTGAACTGTCCGGCCTGGGTGGCGGGCCGATTCAAACTGAATCGACAGTCAAGCTCTCGGCCGATGATGCCTACCGTCGCATGTTGGAAGGCAGTTGATGGGCGCACCGGATTGGTTCAGCTTCCGCCAGCCTGATTACGATCGCGTCTATGCGATTCGTTCGGCACGGCTGAAGAAGATCCGATCCACAGCTGGCATGCTTGCTGGTCTTAAAGACTTCTACAAGTCGCACCCAGTCGAGTTCATCAACGATTGGGGCATGACGTTCGATCCGCGCCAGGTGGAAGTGGGATTGCCGGCGCAGATGCCGTTCCTGCTGTTCCCTAAGCAGGCGCAGTTCATCCAATGGCTGGTTGACCGCTGGAAGGCGCGCGAGGATGGCCTAGGCGAGAAGTCCCGCGACATGGGGCTGTCCTGGCTGTGCGTCTCCTTTGCTGTCTGGATGTGGATATTCCATCCGGGCACGGTCGTAGGGTTCGGCAGCCGCAAAGAGGAATACGTTGACAAGCTGGGTGATCCCAAGTCGCTGTTCTGGAAGGCGCGCCAATTCATCGCGCTGCTGCCCATCGAGTTTCGTCCTGACGGCTACTCCGAGCGTGCTCACGCGCTCCATATGCGCATCGTCAACCCTGAAAATGGTTCGACGATCGTAGGAGAGGCTGGAGACAACATCGGCCGGGGGAATCGGGCATCCATCTACTTCAAGGACGAATCCGCGTTCTACGAACGTCCTGAAGCTATCGACGCAGCCCTGTCGCAGACGGCGAACTGCAAGATCGATATCTCGACCCCGAACGGCAACGGCAACCCCTTCTATCGCAAGCGCCATAGCGGGCGTGTGCCGGTCTTCACGTTCCACTGGCGTGACGATCCGCGAAAAGACGACGCCTGGTACGCCAAGCAGGTTGTAAGCCTGGATGCGGTGATCGTTGCCCAGGAAATCGACATTGACTACAACGCGTCGACCTCGGACAGCTGGATACCTGGCGACACGGTAGCTGCTGCCCAGCGAGTAGGCCCGGCTGATATTGAGGCTGTTGGCGGCTGGATTCTCGGCGTCGATGCCGCGCACTTTGGTGATGATGAATCGATCATCCATAAGCGCAAGGGTAGGCTGAACCTGCCGCAAGTGAGCCGCACCAAGATTGACGGCATCCAGCTGGCCGGCGTGGTGGAAGACGAGTGCAAGACGCTTGAGGCCGCTGGCGGTCGCATCTCGGGGATTGTCATCGAGTTGGACGGCCCTGGTGTCTCCTGCTACGACCAGCTTCGCCGTGGGCCTTACTCCGAGCGAGTGTCTGGTGTCCATACCGGCACGCGGCTGTCTGACGACCGCAACTACAACATCCGAGCAAAGATGTGGCGCG